CTTGGTCGTGGTCAAGACCGTGAAAGTCTTGGTCAATTCCTTACAGTTATTGCTCAAACCATGGGTCCAGAAGCTATTCAGCAGTATATTAATCCAGAAGAAGTTGTAAAACGTTTGGCAGCAGCATCTGGTATTGATGTATTGAATCTTGTTAAGAGTATGCAAGAGATACAACAAGAACAGCAACAAGCTATGGCTCAACAGCAACAGATGATGGCTCAACAACAAGAACCACAGATGGCTGCAGTTGACCAGAAACGTGCACAGGCTGAAGCGCAGATGATGCAACAACAACAACAACAACAACCACCAATTCAATGAGCGAAACACTAACACTAAATGAAGCACCCGCTGATCAGCCTGAACTTAATGCTGATGAGCAAGAGTCTCTCGCTGTTGCCGAGGCTAACGAAGGGGAACAACAACAGCTACTAGCAGGTAAATTTCAAGACACACAATCTCTTGAGCAAGCTTACCTAGCATTACAAAAGAAACTAGGCGAACCACGAGAAGAAGTGGAAGCTGGTGAAGAACGAGAAGAAGAACAAGTTTCGGATGAACAAGAAGAAGCACAAGAAGAAAAAGTAGAACCTGGCAAACTAACAGAAAAACAAGCCAATCAATTATTTGATATGGTTGGTGGTGAGTCTAGTTACAAAGACATGTTGAATTGGGCTGGTGATTCTCTTTCTCCTGAAGAGATTGAGATGTATGATTCAGTAATGGCTGATGGTAATGCTAATGCTATCTTCTTTGCTGTACAAGCATTGAGTGGTAAGTATACAGATGCTGTTGGCAAGGAAGGTCAACTATTGACTGGACGTTCTACAGCACCGGCTGCTGATAATTCATTCCGTAGTCAATCTGAACTTGTAGCAGCTATGAGTGATTCACGCTATGATAGTGATCCAGCATATCGTTCTGACGTTATGCGTAAACTTGAAAACTCTGACCTAGAATTCTAATGACTGTTACCACCAACGATCACGGACAACAAAACCTCTTTGCTAAAGAACCCACCATGTACACTGACGAAAACTACACTGTGAATCATAACGACAAAGCAGAAAAACTAAACGGTCGCCTAGCTATGCTAGGTGTGATGGCTGCGCTTGGAGCGTATGCACTAACTGGTCAAATTATTCCTGGAGTATGGTAATGCCACAAGGTAAAGGAACTTACGGATCACAGAAAGGTAGACCACCTAAGAAAGGTACAAAAAAGTAATGGCTAAGAAAGGACTCTACGCTAATATTCATGCTAAACGTATGCGTATTAAACAAGGTTCAAATGAAAAGATGCGTAAACCTGGTAGCTCTGGTGCACCCACTGCTGCTAACTTTAAACGCGCTGCAAAAACTGCTAAGAAAAAATGATTGAATGCCCACAATGTACTGTGCAACAGCAGTACGTTCTAGAACAACTACAGACTTCTGCTGGTGTTACAGATCGGACTGCTCTTGCTGTCATTCTGGGTAACATCTATCAAGAGTCTACATTTAAATCTAACATCTGCGAAGGTGGTGCAATCGTACCTTATGATCGCTGTCTTCGTGGAGGTTATGGTTTAATTCAATGGACTTCAAAACATCGTTACCTTGGTCTTGGTACTTTCTGTGCTAAACGTAACGATGATCCAAGTGGTTTGGAATGTCAAACTGCTTATCTAATTGATGAGATGAAGTTTAGAAATGACCTCAGTGCTTTTCAAACTCCTCATCAAACAATACCATATTACATGAATGCTGCTTATCATTGGTTAGGCTGGGGTATTCATGGTAATAGAACACAACATACTTATTCTTTTTTAACTAAACTACAATGAAAATTTTCGCTATCCTCCCCGCCACTTTGTTCGCTGCTTCCCCAGTACTCGCTGGTCCTTATGTTAACGTAGAGAATAACGCTGGCTTCACTGGCTCTAATTTTGGTGGACATGTAACTGACTTCCATGTTGGTTATGAAAGCTCTACAGACTTTGGTGGTTATTACATCCAAGCTGGTCCTTCTATCTTTGCACCTGATGGTGGTGAAGAAGAGACAAAATTGACTGGTAAAGTTGGTGGTTCTATCCAAGCAACAGAGCGTGTCTCAGTGTACGGAGAACTTTCAGCAGCGTTTGACGAAGTAAATAGCTACGGTACAAAGGTAGGAGTTAAGTACAATTTTTAATAGCTAAATAGATTTAATGGAGGGTGCAATTCCCTCCCTAGCTCTAGACAGCCAAGTCTTAAAAATGGTCTTACTTACTAGAACAAAACAAACATGAACTATTACTTTAATGACCGCTACAATTACGCTACAAAAACAACAGAATATTTGGAATGACTTTTGTGACTGGGTAACCAGTACTAACAACCGACTTTATGTTGGTTGGTTCGGAGTCCTAATGATTCCAACATTACTAGCAGCTACAACTTGCTTCATCATTGCATTCATTGCAGCACCACCCGTAGACATTGACGGAATTCGTGAGCCCGTTGCTGGCTCTCTTATGTATGGAAACAACATTATCTCAGGGGCAGTCGTCCCATCTTCAAACGCCATTGGTCTACATTTCTACCCCATCTGGGAGGCATCAAGTCTTGATGAGTGGCTCTATAACGGTGGACCTTTCCAACTTGTCATCTTCCACTTCCTCATTGGTGTGTACGCATATATGGGAAGAGAGTGGGAACTTAGTTATCGACTCGGAATGAGGCCCTGGATCTTTGTTGCTTACTCTGCTCCGGTTGCCGCAGCTTCTGCTGTCTTTCTTGTTTATCCGTTTGGACAAGGTTCTTTTTCCGACGCTATGCCTCTTGGCATTTCCGGTACTTTTAATTATATGTTGGTATTCCAAGCCGAACACAACATACTTATGCACCCCTTCCACATGCTCGGGGTTGCTGGTGTATTTGGCGGGAGCTTGTTCTCAGCTATGCATGGATCTTTGGTTACGTCGTCACTTGTTCGTGAAACATCTGAAGATATCAGTCAAAACTATGGTTACAAGTTCGGACAAGAAGAAGAAACTTATAATATTGTTGCAGCCCATGGTTACTTCGGTCGCCTTATTTTTCAATATGCGTCGTTCAATAATAGCAGGAGTCTTCACTTTTTTCTTGCTGCTTGGCCTGTGGTGGGTATCTGGTTTGCTGCTCTTGGGGTTAGTACTATGGCATTTAACTTGAATGGTTTTAACTTTAATCAATCTATTGTTGATAGCAATACTCACGTTATTAATACCTGGGCAGATGTTCTGAATAGAGCTGGTCTTGGTATGGAAGTAATGCATGAACGTAATGCACATAACTTTCCACTTGACCTTGCTTAAGTGAGATAGATCTAAAGAGGGGTGCAATTCCCCTCATCACTATTGGCACAGGCCCGTACGCGGATACCCTTTGCCGTCTAGACGGTGGGATAGACCACAATACAAATTAAACATCAAACGTTTGGTGACAAATATATCTTTATTTTTTATTATTTTAAATGGCTTTTCAATCTTCTGTTAACCCCGCTCAGCTAACTCAGCTGGGTCAGGCTAACATGGCCGGAGACAAGCGTGCACTGTACCTTAAACTGTTTAGTGGCGAAATGTTCAAAGGCTTCCAACGTAACACGATCGCTCGTGATTTGGTCATGAAGCGTACACTAAAGAACGGCAAATCTTTGCAGTTCATCTACACTGGGCGCACCAAAAGTGAATTCCATACTCCTGGAAATAGCATTTTGGGTGATAGCAACAGTGCACCCCCTGTGGCTGAGAAGACCATCACGGTTGATGATTTGCTGATCAGTTCAGCTTTCGTTTACGATTTAGACGAAACACTCAGTCATTATGATTTGAGGTCGGAGATTTCTCGTAAAATCGGCTATGCTCTTGCAGAAAAATATGACCGCTTGATTTTCCGTGCAATCACTCGTGGTGCTCGTGCAGCATCACCAATCACTAAGTCTGATTATGTTGAGCCCGGTGGTACACAGATTCGTGTTGGTTCTACTGCCAGTGGAGCTGATGCTTATGTTGCTGCTAACTTGGTATCTGCATTCTATGATGCCGCTGCTGCCCTTGACGAGAAAGGTGTCAGTCAGGACGGACGTGTGGGCGTTCTTAACCCCCGTCAGTACTATGAATTGATCCAAGCTGTTGGTTCTAATGGTCTGATCAACCGCGATGTCACAGGTAACGCACTACAAAGTGGTGAAGGAATCGTGGAGATCGCTGGTATCAAGATCTACAAGTCCATGAATATTCCTTTCTTCTCTCAGTACGGTACTAAGTATGGTACTGCTTCTGCTACTAACCCTGGCATCACCGATCCTGGTAACACTGGTTCGTTCGTGGCTGAAGCTCTTGAAGATGCTGCTAACGATGTTACTGGCATCAACAATGAGTACGGTGAAGAAACCGAATTCGCTAACAGCTGTGGTTTGATCTTCCAGCGTGAAGCTGCTGGTTGTGTTGAAGCGATTGCTCCTCAGGTCCAAGTGACCAGTGGTGACGTTTCTGTTATCTATCAGGGTGACGTGATCCTTGGCCGTCTGGCTATGGGTGCTGACTACCTGA